GAGAGTTCTCAGATACAGTAACCTTTACTTTCTCAGCATCTGGCGATGCTATGAAGGATGCCGAGTTCGTAGGATCAGACAGTTTCACAGTTGGTGAAGCCGAAATACTAGGCATGACAGACATGGATGCAGATCCAATAACTGCTTCCTTTACTGTTAGTGCAAACTTAGACGGTCTAGGTGATGTAGAGTTCTCAGATACAGTTCAATTTACCACTAGCTCAACTGCCACTGGTTTTGCAGATTGTGAAGTTTCACTAGAATCTCAACTACCGTTTACCGTAACTGTACTTGGATTTGGAGATGCCACAGTATCAGAAACTCTTACATTCGGAGTTTCTTTAGCTAGATTAGGACAAATATTCCATCCTGCAGCAGGTCAAGAACTAGATTTGATAACAATAATGAAGGGAGACTATAATGATGAGATAGTTGTCTTCAAACCTGACTATAACGACAGTATTACTATCGTTATGCCAGATTATCAAAGCGAACAAACAATATTAGATGTGGATGTAGCAGCTTAACTACTTAAAAATATCTTGCCAGTTTCCTGAAGTACTTGCTCTTGCGTACTCAGTAGCACGATTTTCAAAGAAGTTAGTATGCTCTACACCATTGAGCATATAGTCAAGCCAACCTAAAGGATTTTCTTCAGAATTAAAAATTTTTTTCATTCCTAATCCTAATAATCTTCTGTCAGCTATATATCTAATGTACTCTTTTACTTGTTCTGCTGTAAGATCAGGGATTGTACAGTTAGCAAAAGCTGTATCTATAAAAGCATCTTCTAACTCTACTACTCTTTCTGCAGCACAGTAAACTTCATACTTTAAGTTATCCTGCCATATCTCTGGGTTCTCACGAATATAAGTTTGAAATAACTTTGACATTCCTTCAACGTGCAAACTTTCGTCTCGTATACTCCAAGTTACTATTTGTCCCATGTTTTTCATCAAGTTATGTCTAGGAAAATTTAACAAAATAGCAAAACTACTAAACAGTTGCACTCCTTCAGTGAATCCAGAATACACAGCAAGTGTTTTTGCTATATCTTCTTTTGTATCCATATTGAAGTTAGTTAAATATTCATGCTTATCTGACATAGCTTGAATTTTAGAAAACATTTGATACTCTTCTTCATTATAGCCCAAAGTTTCTAAAAGCTGAGAGTATGCTTCCTGATGTACAGCTTCCATGTTTGCAAAAGCTGCTAGCATCATACGAACTTCCGGTGCTTTGAATGTAGGTAAATAATGTTTTGCATACCCACAACAAACATCTACATCAGCTTGAGTAAAGAATCTAAAAATTTGAGTAAGAAGGGTTCTGTTATCAGAATCTAACTCTCTAAAATCTTTTAGATCATCTGCCATAGGCACTTCATCTGGTAGCCAATGCATATGTTGTTGTGACTTATAGGCTTCAAAAGCCCAGTTATATGAAAATGGTTTGTAATAATTTCTTTCTTCTGTTAGCATTTTACCCCTCGCAAGCTAGACATCCTTCGTCATCGTAATCGAATACATAATCTCTTAATTTTTCATCAGAAACAACTTCTGCTCTCTTATACGCCTCACTTCGGCAGTAATATAGAGTTTTTACTCCTCTTCTCCATGCAATCATATGAATATTATGCAATTCTTGCTTGCTAACATTTGCTGGAAAAAAGATATTTAAAGATTGAGATTGACAAATATGTTGTTGCCTGTCTGCGGCAAATTCTACAACCCACTTTTGATCTATTTCTACTGCTGTTTTAAAGACATCTTTAGTGTAATCATCTAAAAAGTCTAAATGTTGTACACTTCCGTCATTTGTTATTATAGACTTCCATATTTCTTCCGTATTTTGACCTAATTCGTCTAAAATATGCTCTAGATACTCATTTTTCAAAAGACTACTTCCTGTTTTTGTCTTTTGAGTAAATGCGTTTGCTCTATAAGGTTCTATGGAAGGACTTGTATTAGCACAAATTATAGAAGAAGAAGCATTTGGAGCTATAGCTAATAGATGAGCATTTCTAACTGTCTTTGTAGAGTCGTCAGGGCAAGCTCCTCTTTCTTTTGCTAGTTTTCTTGTCTCTGCATCCGCCATTTCTTTAATATGTGCAAAAGCTCTCATGTTAAATCCTTTAGCCATTGCAGACTCAAAAGGAATACCTCGTCTTTGCAAGTACGCATGAAATCCCATAGCTCCTAGTCCGATACTTCTTTCTCTTATAGCACTATATTTTGCTTTTTCTAAAGTATCTGGAGCGTTTTTTATAAAAAACTCTAGTACATTATCTAACATTCTTACTAAATCAGGTATAAAAGTAGGAACTTTAGACCAAGAGTCAAACTCTTCTAGATTTACACTTGACAAGCAACATACTGCCGTTCTTTCTCCATTTGTTGGCAAAGTAATTTCTGAACATAAATTACTATGATTAACTTTTAGCCCCAAAGCTCTTTGAAAGTCAGGCAAAGAGTTATTTACCGTATCTTCAAACATTATATAAGGTTCGCCAGTTTCTACTCTATTTTGTATTAATTTTACCCACAAGGCTTTTGCAGGCACAGTCTTTACTGTTTTACCTGAGTGAGGATCAATCAAAGGCCATGAATCATCAAACCCAGGCTCTTCTGTTGCCTGAGCAATTAGTTTCATAAAGCTATCCGGAATGACAACAGCATGATGCAAATTAGTAGACTTTCTGTTAATATCGCCCCCTGTGGGTTTTCTAACATCCAAGTATTCTTCAATCTCTGGGTGAGATACGTGTAAATATGCAGCATAACTTCCTCTCCTTGTAACTCCTTGTGAAAATGCCAACATTTCGGCATCAACTACTTTCATAAAAGGAATCACTCCAGTTGATTCACTTCCATGACTTGTTGCAGATCCTACAGACCTAACAGCACTCCAACTTCCTCCAATACCACCACCAACAGAAGATAACCATGCATTTTCTGTATAATGACCTGTTATTCCTCCTCTGCTGTCAGGAATATAATTCAAAAAACAACTAATTGGCAATCCTCTAGCTGTTCCTCCATTACTGAGAACTGGAGTAGAAAACATAAACCAAAGATTACTAGCATAATCATATAATCTTTGAGCGTGTTCCTCGTCGTCTGCAAAAGTAGCAGCAGCTCTAGCAAACGCTTCTTGGGGAGAATTTTCCCCTTCTACTAAGTATCGGTCTTTTAGAGTTTTCACTCCAAATTCAGAAAGAAGTCTATCTCTTCCATAATCAATCGCTATCATTAAGATACTCCATAACATCCTCTTGCAACTTTTCTGTACTGTGCCCTGCAAATTCTATAGCTTCTTCACAATAAGAAAGTAAATCCATTAACTTATAATTATCGAGAATTAAATCTCCACTTTCATTTATAGCTTGTATATATTTATACTTGCTATCTATAGGAATAGCATCATATACATCAAATGCACTTCCATATATTTTTAACAGTTCTTCTGCTCTTTTTGGTCCTACTCCTGGTATTCCTCCTATGTTATCTCCTTTATCCCCTGTCAATACTTTTAAACTAACGTAGTATTCATGGGGTAGACCAGAAAACTCATCCCAGTTTGCCAGAGTAGTTTCTTTTCTAGTAACTGTTGAAAATCTAGAAACTGTATCAGACACTAATAAATCCCAATCTCTATCGCTAGAAATTAGCCATATCTCGCCCAATCCGAACTCTTCTTTTTGTTTTACTATATAAGCAGCTAAATCATCTGCCTCAACTCCTTTATATCGTAAAACTAAGAATCTTTCTCCCAGAGAAGCTAGAGTTCTTTCATACTCTTTGAAAAACTTCTCCATATCTTCTTTTTCTTTTTCTGTTTGATCTTTGAACTTTTCTTTTCTGTTTTGTTTATATTCTGGAAAGTCTGCTTTTCTCATAGCACTATTCCCTAGATCTGCTGCGATGATAATTTTTTCGCAATCATAAGACCGAGCCAGAGATTCTACTGTACGAATATAATCATATTCAAAGTCTAATTTATTTTGATGTTTCCATCTAAATGCTAAATTCATAGCATCTACTATCAAAACACTGTTTGGATTTCTTTCTGAAATAAAATTTGCAAATTTAGCCACCAATAAACTCCGGTTTTTCTTGAATAAGCCACTCTTCTGCCAAAGCCGCATAACAACCTAGCCAAGAAATAAACATATATTTATGCAGATTCCCAGGCTCTCTAGCAGTTACTACAAAGACTTTAGATCGAGAATATTTAAAAAATAATAACGGTTCTTGATTTTTCAAAGAAGCCTGATGAACTATTTTTTCCCACCATGCAAGTAGATAATTACTTTTGTTTGTAAATAATTTATCACTCAAAGGTGAGCTTTCATAGTTTTTAACTTCTATGCAAAATAAATTTTTTTCGTCGGGAACATATAAGTCTCCCTTTAAATAAGAAAGGGCTCCTGAAGAGGGAACTCTTTCAAAACTTAGTCTAGTATATTTTCTGAGCATATCTCTAACAAGATATTCTCCTCTCTGCCCCTTTGCTCTAGCATCTACCATAATACCTATTTCCTGTATTCTTTTTCTTCCTCTATATTTCATTCTATTTCTATTGCACTTAAATTTCCGTCTTTATATATATGCATTTTTGTTAGTAGTGGATGCTCCCATTGATGGCTTACTAGATAAGTATTTAAATTCTCTTCTAATAAAACTTCCACTAGTTTATCTCTTCCTGTACTATCCAGTACATTTATTACTTCATCTAAGAATAGTACATTTACCTTGGAAGAAGATAAACTATTCATTAGTTTTCGTATGGCAAGAAGCGTAGAAGTATTTACCCTAGCTAACTCTCCACTAGATAAAGCTAAAATATCTACTACTTTTGCATTATCAGTGATTTGAACGTTAAGCCTATCATTAGATACTACAAACTCTAATGTAAATCTACCATCACTTAACTCTGCTAGATACTCGTTTGTTAACTCTTCTAGTTCTTTTACCATGTTTTCTAACTTGTAAGCTATTAAGCCATTTGTAGAAAACGCTTTCTTTAGTATTTCTAGATTTGTAGCTTTTTCTGAAAATACGGTTATCTCTTCTTTCACTTCATTTAGCTGATTAGTAAACTCTTGAGTTTGTTCTTTTATTACATCTATTCTTGTATTGTAAGCAGTAATCTCTCTATTTTCTTTTTCAAGTCTATCAATCTCTTGATTTACATCATCTATTTTAGCTCTATACTGAAGTACTTTATCTTCTAGTTCGTCTTTATCAAGAAGTTGAGAAGGCAGATTTTTGTCTATTGACCTGTATAAGTTTTCCCACTCTTCTTGTTTACTTACCTTTTCATCGTATAAGTCATTCTTTTTCTTTATCAATAAAATCTTGTTGTCTGTTTTCGTTTTAACATTAAGAGTCTTATCTATCTCTGCTTTTGCTTCATCTATATGAGAATGTTTAAATTCTTCAGTTATACTTTGTCCACAAGTAGGGCAAGTATTATCTAAACTTTCTATCTTTCTTACTGCTTGTTGCTGAGTTCTAATTGCTTCTCCTAACGAACCAGACTTTTCTTGTAAATAATCGTAAGACTCTTTCTCAGAGACTTCTATTTTGTTGATCTCTGTAATATTAATACCTTTTAGTAGGCTCTTGTATTGATTATTTTGCGAAATTTTTTTATTTTTTGAAGAAATATTTTCAAGTTCGGTCAATAACTGTCTTAAACTTTTCTCATCTTCTTCCAGCGGTTTCGGAAGATTTAACAGTACCTTTGGTATCATCGAGGTCAGTTTGTTGTTTTCCAACCATTTTTCGATGGTCGATAACTTACCTTTTGCCACTGATAAAGCGTCTTCCGCATTTTTGGATTCTACTTTAAAAGTCTCAAACAACTCTACATACTCATCAAGATTCAAAAGATCGATAAGAAACTTTTTCCTGTTTGTATCGGTTGCAGTCAAAAACTGTAGACTTGCATTTGTATTTTGATAAACTACTTGAGAGAAAGTTTTAAAATCAATTCCTATAATCTCATTAAGAGTTTTGTAAGTATTTGTAGCAGTATGGCTAGAAATATCTTGTCCGTCTTTTAGTAACTTTAGCTTTAGATTATTCTTTCTGTCTAAGTGGATCTCGTACTCTTCACCATCTTTTTCAAACGACAAAAATATAGTGTAGCCTTTTCCTACATTTCTATTTGCAATGTCTGCTTTCTTAACTCCTTTGGAGTTTTTGTTAAACAATATTTCTTCAAGAATAAGTGGTATAGAAGACTTGCCCACACCATTTATACCAATTATCTGAGTAAGTTTGTTGTCAGATAAGTCTACTTGATTATTTTCACCGTAAGAAAAACAGTTATCCCATCTAAGTGTTTTTAGCGTAATCATTAAATGTTCCTATAATTGCAGGTATTTTTTCTTCTGATATTTCTAAGACATAAGTTAGATACTCAAATAATTCTTCTGCTACTGTCATTTCTTTTGATAGTAGTAAAGTAGCTTCTGAACTTCGTTTTACAACTTTTTTATCTAGTAGTTCATTATCTTTTACTTGAGCTAAGTCACTTAAATCGCCTTGTATTTCATATATCACATGATCGTAAGTGCCAGGAATCATTTCTTCTTCATCTGTAACAGTTTTTCTTAGCAGTTGTGGTAAGGGTAAGTATTGGAACGCCCACTCCCAGTCATCTAAAATTACCAGAACTCCCGTATTTACTTTTGATCTGTGAAAACTGGTAGTCATAGGACTGCCAGGATACACAATATTTCTTTGTGAATTTTCTTGAGCGTGCAAGTCTCCTGCAAAAACAACAGGAAATCTTTTAAATCTATTTAAGTCTACTTCCGGTGTAACATGGGGAGGAATCTCTCCTCGTACATGAGTAAATAAAGGCAAGTCTTGATTTAACTCCTCTATAGCACCTTTTCTATGCAAATGACAGTAGGGCAGTATACTGAAACCGCGCTCATCCTGATAAATATCATCTACGATCTTTACCATAGGATTAAGAGTTTCTGTTACTGATTTCAAAGAACTAAGAAAAGTTTTATTTTTTCTAGTGGCTTCGTGGTTTCCGTCAAATATTATAGTTTCTATTCTTGCATTTCTTACAAACTCAAAATAAAGCTCTAACTCTTCTAAGTTAGGCACTCTATCAAATATATCTCCACCAATAATATGTAAAGATACTTCTTTCTCTAACTCACGGATTCTTTTAAAAAATTCTAAATATCTATTTTTTGCCCATTCGTTAGGTATATTTTTTGCTCCTAGCTTGAGATGCCAGTCAGCAGAAAAAAGTATATCCACATACTACTCCTAAATTTAAGTTAAAAAAATCCAAGAGGAGCCGAAGCCCCTCTCAGATATTGAGGTGTTACGCTACGTCGAATTCTTCTTCTAGTACTTCGTCGTCAGTATTTTCTGAGCTAGAAGTTCCTACTATTCTTTCCAGTAGCTCTTTTTGAGCGTCTGGAGTAGGACGAGGAAGTAACTCATCTATAGGAGTTGCTGCAGCTACTGCTGCTTCTTCTTCTTCGTTTAATGCGCGAGGTTTGCACTTTAGTGCTTGTAGTTGATACTCTACATTGTATGCCAGAGGACCAGTTTTAACTCTCTTGAAGTGAACATCCCATCCAGTTTCATTGTCTGTAGGATCACCCAAATCTTCAGCAGCAACTAAAATTTGCTCCATCAATTTCTTTTTAAGATTTAAAACTTTTACTTTTCCATCGCTGGGGTCTATGCAAGAGATGCAATAAGACCAACCACACTTGAGATCAGGAAAGTATTCTCGTACCCAATCTTTCTCTTTGTTTAGAAATGCTTCAGCTTCTCTATCAAAGCTAAGACACTCTACAGGTAGGTTCTTGTTGTTTTCCCCTGTAACCCAGTATACATATCGTGGCAATAAATCACCAGTCATACGGACAACATTGTCTCCGTTCTTGTAAGTATACTGCTCGATGTTGGACTTTTTAGCCTGTCCCTTGGCTGCTCCGAACTTAATTCCCATGTTTTTCTCCTAGTGGACTTCTTCCCAACAGAAATAAATTTCATTATTCCAGAAGGATAGTAGCCTGTTGTCTTTTATCTGCACCTGTTCTACAGGACACTGGATTAGACTTAAAGTTGTTTTTCGTGTGGCTTTATATTCGGCATAAGACCTAAGAGATGCAAGTGCCACATACTCAGCAATCTCTCGGCTTTTGAACTGATGCCTATGTATAAATATTTTTGAAGGATTCAATAGAAAGCTATCTCCAGACCAATTTTCTTGAGATACCTTAAATCTAAAGTCTTCTTCGTTTACGGGGAGTAATTTAAAAGTTAGATGTGACAGAATCTCCAACATTTTGGACACTCTA